TGTCCGCGAAGCTGCCATCAAACACCCCAGTGCCACCCCGGAGCACATTTCGCAAGCCTTGAAGGGCGAGGACGGGTATATCCGCAAAGTCGCCATCGAGCACCCCAATGCAACTGCAGAGCACATCTCGCAAGCATTGAAAGACAAACACTGGTCTATCCGCAAAGTCGCCATCGAGCACCCCAATGCAACTGCAGAGCACATTTCGCAAGCATTGAAAGACGAACACCCGGATGTCCGCGAAGCTGCCAAAGAGGCCCAGAAGAGACTTCAGGAGCAAACCGAACCTATCCAAAAGTCCGATACGGCTGACCTGTACGATCAATATCGCCCACAACTGGAAGCAGTAGCTCAAATCGAGTCCTCCAGTCACCAGTTTCGTGAGCACCCTATGGTACAGAAGGGTGTCCACAAGAATACAAGGAGTGTCAGCAGCTACGGTATTATGCCGAAATCCGCCTATGAACTGGCGACAAAAGATACGACGTTCGCCAACTCCGTCACTGGTAAGGCTATCAAGCAGGCAGCGACTCCCGTCCCGGGCGAGCATCCGGACACCGTGTGGAAAAACGTAGGAGAAGTGACACGTGACCGCACACACGACGACGCAGCCGCTGCTGCTGTGTGGCACTACCAGCGCAATCGGGTTTCCCTGTTTGCCCCCAAGGACGCTAACCTGGATGCCCTGACTGCTTACGCTCACCGAAACGGTATCACAGCGACCTATAAGCTTGTGAATGAGCCAGATGGGTACCAAAAACTCCTCGCTCACCCATATGTTTCCACCTTCCTGAAGAACCTAAGCGTAGCCCAGCCTAAAAAATAACACTTCCGGCTTGCATTATCCGACGAAATACCATAAAGTACACACAGGGCACCGGGTGGTCTGGATTGCTCTGTAGCAAAGGAGCCGTTATGTTTAAGTTTCTTACGAGTTTGGCCTGTCTTATGAGTGCGACGGCGCTCGCAGGTCCCGTTTTCAAACCATCCAATACTGTCGTGTTTCGCGGACAGGTCGACGGCGAGACAGTGAGCAAGGCTATGATGGACTTGGCTGCAGTGGCAGATCCGGAGATTTACCTCGTCCTCGACAGCCCCGGCGGCTCCGTCATTGACGGCATGCAGCTTGTGGATTTTACCCAAGGACTGAACAAGAAGATCCATTGTGTTGCCAGCTTTGCTGCATCACAGGCGTTTATTTTTCTGCAGAGCCACATGTGCACCACTCGGACGGTCCTCCCGAACGCCCTGATCATGCAACATGTCGGCACGGCAGGTCTCCCTCGCCAGCAGCAGCCTAATCTCAATAGCATGATGGGCATGCTCAACCGCCTGACAGAGCGTGTGGATGTCATGCAGGCAAAACGTATCGGCATCAGTGTGAAGCAATTCAATGCCGCTACTCGTGATGACTTGTGGCTTTGGGGCGACGATGCTGTGAAATTCGGCGCTGCTGACAAATCCGAAGCGGCATCGTGCACTAAAGATCTGATCGATGCCCGTGTTGTTCAGGATGTGCAAGTGTTCATCTTCACTCTCCGTGTGACATGGTCCGGGTGCCCGCTCATCACCGCTCCACTGAAGGTCGAAATGCCTAACATGGTCGGTGCCAAGGACGCTAAACGTGCACTTGATAGCTATGTGTACTACCGTCAGTTCACAGATCCTATGAAATACCGGGATGCAGCTGTCGAGTACGGGTGGTAATATAGGGGGTCGTGATGAGCGGAACAATCAAGAGCCAACAAAAGAAACAAGAGCTGCTTGAAATGGCGCTCCGTGGCGACCCGAAGCCAGCTAGGGACACTCCTTTGTGGAATGCGCTGCACAATTACTCATGCACCGGGAACGCCTGTTACGATCCTGAGTTTGTGAGTAAGATTCGGGCGAGCACGTCCTGGCTGAAAGGCTCGCGTAAGCAGCCCAATGTCGATCCACGGTTCATTGACGGTTTTCGGGGGAAGCGCGCCCCTGCTGACAAAAAGGCCGCACTCCTGGAGATGGCGAAGGATGGGCAACCCCGGCCTCCGTCAGCTACTCCGGCAGGACAGGCTTTGTCTGGCTACACGTCGCCGAACCATGGAATGTTTGACATTGACTTCGTCACGACGTTGCGCGTAGTTCGCCCGGACTGGCTGGAAGATCCGGTCGCCAAGAAGAAGACACTCATTATGGAAGCGGCCACATCTGGTCAGCCTAGGAGCGCTCTTGGTAACTTGGCGTGCGCCCTGCAAAACTACGTCAGACCGAGTTCTGGGTCATTCGATGGTGAGTTCCGCGACAACCTCATGGCCCTGAGACCCGACTGGTTTCCGCGTGCCAGCCGCAAGTGATTACTGGTCCTCGGCTGCACAGTCGTAAAATATGCCGGAAACTTGTAACCGAGGATTGCCATGACTTATCTTATCCTTGACTCTTCAGTCAGCTTGTCTGACAATCAGAACGTCAATCAAGCTACGTCCCTGATTAAGCAAGACTTTCTGATTTCCCCTCCCCTGGAGGTTCAGACTGGAAAAATCTGGGAAGACGTGGTGGCGCCCTCAGGGCGCACCGTTGTTGCCAATACTGAGCGCACCCTGACTGGGGATGGCACGACGCAGTACCAGATTTTGCTCCCACGTGCCGCCGAATCGACCACGTGGCGCCTAAAGCACGCCGGTGGTACCAATCCTGTCTTCCGGACCGCTCGATCCATTGGGCTCGACGCGACCTCCAGTGTGCGCATCAGTTTGCTCAGTTCAGCAATTGCACGTATTGACACTGACGCCGGTACAGTACTCAATACCGCCGCAGTCGCAGTGGGCGACACCCTCCTCCTGGAGCGCACAACGGATGCCTTCACCAGTCCGTTTGCTGCCTCGAACAACACGGGCGTGCCTGTGCAGGTCGTGGGGAAGGGCTCTGGATACGTGGACGTTGTCCACAACAACACATTCACCGCCGAAAGTGCGCTTTTGGGCGCTGGCTTCGCTGAGTCAGTCAGGATTTACTCATCCTCTCCTGTTATTGTCGGTGATATTCTCGATCTCAAGACGGGTTTCAATTACGGCAATCAAAAGAAAGTTGTTGTGACACTTGTTCGCAACGACTACATCGAATTCACTGCCGACGACATGGTGCCCGAGACCGTAACGGGAGCTACCCTGAAAGTGTATGACAGGTTTGTGAACTTTGTCTCTCTGCGTGCCAATGGTAGCATGCGCGTGTACGTGGACAACTCACCTATCGACATCACCATGGTGGACGCCAGTGGTGCATATCTTACTACCAGTGTCACGGCAACCAAGGTCGAACTGGAGAACCTCGGCAGCACTCCTGTTACCGTGACTTGTCTCTACTCAACATATAGCAGCGGAGTTTGCTGACATGTGTGTTAAAAAGAAACTCAAAGAAAAGCTTCAAAAGAGCACGGGTGGCCAGCCGAAACCTCGCTGCCCCTTCAAAGCACAGCTGAAGGAGCGGCTTACGAAAGCATGTGCAAAACAAAGTTGACGCTCGGCCGCATTCATGCCATGCTCGTGCAGCGAGGAATTTTATGAAAAAGAAACGCACTCCGCAGAAACCGTCTGTCGATTCCGTTCAGGTACCACAAGAACGCATGAGCGAGTATACGCTTGTGAAGTCCATTCAGGATCTCACAGGCGAATCCAGCTCGACTATTCAGCGCGAAGAGGGAGATCCAGATCCCTCCACAACTCCGTCGAAAACTCACAAGACTCGCGTATTCTTTCAATCTGACCGTTCGATGACTTCGGCAACGCAGGTAGGTGACAGTTACTCCAAGCCAGCCCGGCGACTGCGCGACAAAGACTTGCAGTCACTGGCCGCCATGGACCCGGACATTGGGGCTATTATTAACACACGCGTAAGTCAATCGACAGCGTTTGGTGACAAGTCGGACTCGCAGTTCGACAAGGGCATCCGCATGCTCGACCCACAGGCACCTAAAGAAGAGGACTACGCCAACCCAGAACTGTATGCTGCAGAAATGAAGCGACGAAGTGCAATTAAGGACGCCATTCTCGACTGGATCTCCAACTGCGGTGACAACAATCCAAGCACGCTTGATGATATTTATGAAGACTCTGACAATACCTTGAAGTTCTGCTCATTGAAGGCGTACATCCAAGCCCAGACGCGCAATTTGCTTACGTTCGGTCGGATGTATCGTCAGAACATACGCGACCAAGAGGGAGACTTACTGATCTTCCGTCCCGCCCCCGCCGAGGGCATGGAACCAGTCCGTCCCGGACATAAGGTGTACCTGTCTAGGAGCGAAGCAAACAACGAAGATAGTCTTGTCGCAGTTGAGAACTACAATCAAATACCCGACGGGAAGAAACCAATCGCTTGGGTTCAGAACTTGGACGGGCGTCAGGTTGCGTTTTTCACAGAGCGTGATTTGCATGTATCCTTCTATCAAACACAGGCCATGATTGACCTCTGTGGGTACCCATTGGCGCCCATCGAGTTCGCAATCTACCTTGTGTACATGCACCAGCACTCGTTGCAATATTTGCGCAATCAGTTCACCAAGGGTATGCTCAATCGAAGTATTATTACCATATCCACGACAGACCCAGACGTCGAGCTGTCTCCTGAGGACATGGCGAACTTCAAGCGCGAAATGCAGAATATGGCCATGCGGACGGAAAACACATCGTCCGTTCCAGTGCTGTCCGGCCCTATCAAGGTTGACGTTCGACCGCTCGACCTGGGACCGAAGGACCTCGAATGGCTCCAGTTGGAACAGAACGTGCGCCGGTGCTTGTGCTCTGCGTTTCAAATTGCACCCGATGAAGTAGGATTCGGCCTTCTTGGCGACCCGGGCAGGACCCTCGGCGACTCTGGTAAGGACAACGATCTGATACAAGGCGAGGAGCGAGGGCTACGCATTTTGGTGGACATTATTCTGGATGACCTGAATAAGGCCATGTATGATAAGTTCCCAGATGCAAAAACCATGGGCCTGCGTCTGATTGCGGTTGGTCTCGGTTCAGAAACTCGTAGCGGCATGTTGGCTCGCCTGCAGACGGAAGCACAACTTACAGCGACGATGAATGACCTGTATTCGCAGTCTGAGAAAAATATCACGATGAAGTACGGTGGAAACGTCCCGCTGTCTTCAGTATGGCACCAGAATGTGGTGAAATATATGCACTACGGCAAGTTCATCGAGGAGTTCTTTGGCGAAAAAGACGCCTCCAAGAACCCGGCGTATGACTTTCTGGTTGACCCCGGGATGAACACCGCCTATCAGTCTCTCAAGACGGGCGGGCAGAATGCGATGGCAGCGCAGAATCAGAAGGCAGTTGCACAGGTGCAGCAAGCGACTCAACAAGGTGCAACGCCGCAAAACGAGTCACAAGGGCCTGAAAAACCCCTGGCGGAGCACTATGACCGCCAAGAGAAGCTCAACAAATCCCTCCTTGAATCATGGCTGAATCTCAATTCTTGATTGCCAACCGCACACCTCCGTGATACGATGCCATATTGTAACCACGGAGGACGTGCAACATGTCAAACCTTTCTGACACACTCGATAAGACCCAGGCCCTCATGCCCAGCACACCTGATGCCACTGAATCCATGTTTCTCATCAGCCAGCTCGGCCGAATGAGTCAGAACGTGGACTCAATTGGGGTGTTTCTCAACAACCTGTCAGAGCGCCTCGGAATGATTGAAATCACCCTATCAGCTATACTTGAGACCAACCCAGAAATAGCGGACAAAGTGCAAGCCGCGCTGTCAGTCCTGTCGGAAAAGAAAGAATGATATGGCGAACAAAAACTGGCACCTATGCGAGCACTGCCCGCGTGACTTAGAAACTCTACCAACCGAGCCGTGCCAAATCGCCGTTCGCACCATGGAGGCGGTTCGCAATGGCGAGTCAGACGAGCAGCCAGGAATGTGCCCTTGGTACTGCCCTGACGCTCAATCCAACTATTGTGTGTGGTCTCTGATTGACCGCGAGGCTCCTGTCGAAGACACCAAAGAGATTGCTAAGCTTCTCGGGCTGTCCAAAAAAGACACCGATGATGCACTGGCGTCAGCTATCCAAAAACTGAAGGACTTGGGTGCCGACTCTAACCTCATCCGAAGCTATTTGGAGGAGGTTGAGAACTGCTCTCGGCAGCTCGATGACAGTATTTACCTGCAGCTCATGGACACCAACAACGAGGACTTTGACCCAGAAGACGTAAGCGGAGACTACAAGTCAACCGACCTGGATGACTTCAAGCTTGCCGGTCAGGCCGTCCCCAGCAAGCGCCGTGAGCCGCTCAGGCACCACACCCGTGGTACTTCTGGGGCTGGTGCTATCCATCACTCCGGGAAGGTGCAGCTGTACGGCTTGTCACCCAAGTGGGGCAAGGACTGTGGAAAGTGGGCTGAACAGGGAACACCGATTCGAATGGCCAAGTGGGATCTGCAACACGTGCAACCAAGGAAACCAAAAGTGAACAAGAACATAATGAAGCGCATCACGGCGCACGCAAAGTTTGTCAAGGAGCATGAGCTAAAGGCCGCCCACGGGTACGAGCTTGTGCTGAGTAAGCTCATCGACGAACTCCTGAGCCAGCTGAAGATCGAGCGACTGATCAAGTCAGACGTGCCAGATGTGCCGCCCGTAGCGCACATTGAGATTGATGCCATGAGTCGCATGCAGTCCACCATCGAATCCTACCTGGAGGCTTTGCGGTACATACTCCTCGGCTCTGCGGCCGGCGATGACGCCATGAAGGCCGTTGAGAAGCTGCGGCTTAAAACCAAGCTTCCCAGCGGTAGCGTGGTGCAAGCGTACCTTGATGCAACGGACACGCACCGCGACCATTACTCAGACCTTCAGGGCGTTCCAGCCCCAGAGATGAACGATCCCTGGCGCAAGAAAACCTTGGACCTTATCAAGGAGCGCTGTGGACGCCATGTTGACCAGAGCGTGACGGAGCTTCGCAACCGCCTCATGGCCAATCTGGAAACAGCACTGCAGGAGGCCGCCAACGAGCAACACCAGGAAGCCAAGCGGGCTGCTCTGGAGAAACTCAAAGCACAGGATTTGAGCGCCAGAGAGAGTAAGCAAGTCATCAAGGAAGTTCTTGAGCAGGCGACTAAGGAGCGCATGTCACTTGCGAAAGCGCGCCAGATATTGAAGGACGCGACAAAAGACTACGCCACCAATTGGGACCGGATTGTTTCAACCGAAATCGGCATGGCGAGCAACACGGCGGTGACGCAGACCATCCAGGAGACGGCCGGGAAGGTAGAGCTTGACCCGATTGTTGTCATTGCGACCAAGCACGATGACCGTGTGGATGATATTTGCATGAGCGGCTCGTACAACAAAGAGGGCGAATATAGGTACTTTCGGTTGTCCTCTCTGAAGCCACCGGGGTACAACCTGGGCAAGAAGAAGAAAGAATGGGTAGGAGAGTCAATTCCGCTTCGTCATTTCCGCTGCAGATGCAGTATGTTATGGGTTCCGGATGGTTACAAGGTGAACACCGATGGCTCGCTTGTGAAACTGAAGGACGGAGAAACACTCAAGATTGAATAGGCGGCGCCGTGCAACTCGTAACATTCGACCCAGAAACGAAACACCACGGACTCATCCAACAGCCGCCTTACGGGACGGCAAGCAGTTCCGCAGCGGCCTTCGGGTCCGCTACGGCCGCCTTCAGAGCGCGAATTGTCCTGTCTGACAGACTCATAACATCCTCGTGGTGTTATTTTAGTTGTCAGGTCGCTCAAGTTTTGCTAGAATCTTCCGATAAGGTAAGTAAGGAGGAACGAACGAATGCTAGCATACCACTTCATCGCACCAGATCTCAAAAC